AGCGGATCCAGGTGTACGACGCGGCGCTGCTCGAAACGGGCACCCTCGACGCGGACGGGCACCCGGAGGTCCGCAAGGCGTTCACCCGCGAGCAGGCACTCGCCGCCGCGGTGCAGGGGATCACGTCCGCCTGCTACACGTGGTGGCCGCACGTCGTCCTCGGCGTGTCGGCGTTCTTCCTTCCGCCGTGGTACCTGGACGTGATGCGCGACCGCGGCCACAAGGTGGTGCTGCTGCACACGGAGTCGCCCTACCAGGACGACGAGCAGCTGAAACGGGCGGAGCACGCCGACCTGAACCTGCTGAACGACCCGGTCAACATCGCCGCCTACCGGCAGTTCGGCCCGGCGGAGTACATGCCGCACGCCTACCGGCCGCAGGTGCACCGGCCCGGCCCGGCGGTACCGGAGCTGGCCTCTGACTTCTGCTTCGTCGGTACCGGGTTCAAGTCGCGGGTCGGGTTCTTCGAGGCGATGGACTTCGACGGCCTGGACGTGCTGCTCGCCGGCACCTGGCCTGACCTCGCCGGGGATTCGCCGCTGCGCAAGTACCTCGCCGGCGGGGAAACCGTGCAGTGCACGGACAACGAGGAAACCGCCGCGATCTACCGCTCGTCACGGGCGGGCATCAACTTCTACCGGCGCGAGGCCGAGGACGCCCACCGGGGCGAGGGCTGGGCGATGGGGCCCCGGGAGGTAGAGATGGCGGCCACGGGCCTGTTCTTCCTGAGAGATTCCCGGCCGGAGGGCGACGAGGTGCTTCCGTCGCTGCCGGTTTTCGCCGGGCCGGAGGACGCATCCGAGCAGCTGCGCTGGTGGCTGGCGCACGACCGGGAGCGGGAAAAGGCTGCCGCCGCGGCACGGGCCGCGGTTGCGGGCAGGACGTTCGAGGCAAACGCGAGGCGGCTGCTTCAGCTGCTCGACAAATAAGGGAGTGACCGCATGCCATCTCAGCGCGAACACGGCCGTAACGGCGTCGTGTACATGGGTATCACCCAGACCGGGGGAGTGTCCTCGACGGCGACGCCGATCACGTTCCTCACCGACTGGACGGTCAACAAGACCACCGACAAGGTGGACGTGACCGCGTTCGGCGACTCCAACAAGACCTACGTCGCCGGCCTGCCGGACGCCTCGGGCGACTTCAGCGGCTGGTACGACTTCTTCACGCCGCAGACCTACACCGCCGCGGGCGACGGCATCCCCAGGAACTTCTATCTGTACCCGAACAGCAACAACCCGTCCGACTATTTCTACGGCACGATCCTGCCGGACTTCTCCGCGGCAGGCGGTGTCACCGCGGCGGTGTCGATCAAGGCCAGCTGGAACGCGGCCGGGCCGGTCAACCGCGCCGGCTTCTGATGCCGGGCGCTGACGAGCTCGCGCGGAGCCTGAACGCCGTCGCCGTCCGCTTGCGCGAGCTGGGCGACGGCGGCCTGGCGCGCGAGCTGCAGACGACGGTCGGGCGGGCTGTCGACCCGCTGAAGGACCGCATCCCCGCCGCGCTGCGGCCGCACCTGCCTGACCGGTACGCGGACGAGCTGGAAGCAGAGCTGAAGGTGCGCCGCAGCACGTCGCTCGGCGCTGCCGGCGATACCGCGCAGGTGACCGTGCTCGCATCGACGTCCGGCAGCAAGAAGCGGAAGCTGCGGCAGCTGGACGACGGGATCCTGCGGCACCCGGTGTTCGGGAACCGCAAGGTGACCTGGCCCACGCAGTCCGTGACGCCAGGCTGGTTCAGCGACCCGGTAGAGGAGTCGGTGCCGGCGGTCCGCGACGCGATCGAGCAGGCGCTGGACAACGTGGTGGAGAAGGCGGTCAGCGAGTGAAGATCACTATCGGCGGGGAAACCTTCGACTACGACATGGACAGCCGCCCGATGTCGGAGGCAATCGCGATCGAGCGGGCATGGGGGCGCCGGTACGCCGAGTTCCAGCAGGAACTGGCAGCCGGGTCCGCCGAGGGGTGGGCGGTGCTGGCGTGGGCGGTCTGGCGGCGCAGCGGCCGTGAGGTGCCGCTGGCCGACATCCTCGACGGCAAGGTCGACTTCGACCACACCGAGATGGTCCGTTCCGTCAACGCGGCGGCCGCCGAGGAGGCTCGGGCCGCGGAGGAGGACCCTACGTCCGGGGCCGGGCCCCGTACGGCCCCGGATGGCACGGCTACGACGTCGGCCGCTACCTCGGAGCGTTCGCCGAAGTCTTCGGCATCCGCCCGTGGGAAATCGGGCAGCTGACGACGGACGAGTTCGACAACCTGATCGGCTACCTGGAGACGCGGGGCGGCGGCTAGCGGCGGGATTCCCGTCCCATGACCACGCTGCCGGCGATCACGAGAGCGGTGCCCGCGAGGACGAACAGTCCCTCGCGCCAGTTCACGGCCGCCAGCCCGATGACCAGCAGCGCGGCCAGCCCGAGCGTGAGCAGGACCGGCCCGAGTATTTTCACCTGACTTACCCCCTTATTCCACGGGCAATTGTGCGCGCCAGCGCGGCTGACAGCAAGGGAGGGATGCGTGGCCGGTTCGCAGACTCTCCGCTTCGACATCGTCGGGGACGCGTCCAGCGCGAGCCGTGCCTTCAAGCAGACGGCTGACAGCGCGGCGCTCGCCGCCCGCGGGGCGAAGCAGTTCAGCGACTCCCTCGGCCTCCAGTCCAAGTCGGCGCAGGCGTCGGCGGACGCGACGCTGGCCCTCGCCAAGAGCGACAGCGTTCTCCGCGACGCGCAGCGGACACTGGCGGGCGCTACCGACGACGCCGCCGGCAGCCTCGGCACGCTGAGGCGCCGCCTGGACGAGCTGCAAGGCAAGACCGCCGCCGCCCGGGTCACCCTCGAGGGCGACAAGGAAGCGCAGGCGCGGCTCGACGCGATCGACGCCCGCCTCGTCGACCTCGGTCACAAGACGGCGACCCCGGACCTTGACATTCAGGGCGTCGCGAAGGCGACCGCCGAGCTGTCCGCTGTCGACGTGGCGCTCGACAAGGTCGGCGGCAAGGGAGGGTCGGCCGCGGGCGCGGCGTCGTCGCTCGGCCTGCTGGCCAGCCCGATGGGTGCTGCGGTCGCCGCCGGGGCAGCGCTGTCTCCCGTGCTTGTCACCGCCGGCGTCGGCCTCGCCGGGTTCGGCGGCGCCGCCGTCGCGGCGGTCAAGCCGATCCTGGCCGCCGCCCAGGCCACGGGCGGCCTGCAGGGCAACCTCCAGACCCTCAATCCGGCGCAGCAGCAGGCCGCCAAGGGGCTGCTCGCTCTGGAAGACCAGTACAACGCGTTCTCCAAGGCGCTGGCACCCGAGGTGTTTTCGGCGTTCAACAGCGGCCTCAAGATCGCGAGCACCCTCCTGCATGACGCGGCTCCGGTAGCGGCGTCCGCAGGGAAAGGCCTCGACAGCGTCCTCGTCGCGGTCGACGCCGACCTCAACAGCGCCCAGTGGAAGCAGTTCTTCACCTGGATGGCGCAGAACGCGGGCCCGGACATCCAGCTGCTGGGAACCTCGATCGGCGCCGTTGCGGACGACCTGCCGGTGCTGCTGGAGAACCTGCAGCCGGTCGGGGTGGCGCTGCTGAACGTGACTACCGCGGGGGCGAAGGGGTTCGGCCTGCTGGACCGGTCGGTCGGCAAGATCGAGGACGACTTCGCGCACCTCGGCGACTCGGTGGACAGCGTCGGCGTGAAGCTGAAGATCCCGGCCGGGAACCGCTCGATCTTGTCGCTGGCCGAGCAGTGGCTGGGCGTCGGGAAAGCCGCGGACGCCGCGGTCACCGCGCAGCAGCAGGCCGCAGCGGCGCAGAAGGCGGCCGTGACCGCGGCCACCGACCTGTCCACGAACCTGACCGCCCTGGAGTCCCGCTACGGGCTGACCGCCTCGCAGGCGGAGGCGCTCGTGACGGCGGCCGGGCAGTCCGACAAGGCGCTGCAGGGCAGCGGGTCGTCCGCATCGGACGCCGTGAAGGCGATCGAGAAGTACGCGGACGCCTCCCTCGGCGCCCAGGGTCCGTCGCAGCAGCTCGCCGCCGCCATCTCCACCCTGGACAACAACACCCTCGGCGCGACCGTGCAGCTGGACGCCTTCACCGCCGCGTGGAACATCATCGTCGGGAACTCGGTCAGCGACCAGCAGGCGGTGCTGAACACCGCCCAGGCGTTCGAGAACTACAACTCGACGGTCAAGACGTCGGGGCAGACCTCGACGGCCGCGCAGCAGGCGTTCCTGTCCATCATCACCGCGATGGGCACCGGGCTGTCGACGCTGCAGAAGAACGGCGCGACGGTCGGCCAGCTCAACAGCTTCTACCAGGACAACATCAGCAAGCTGAACGCGCTGCACGGGCTGACCCCGCAGCAGCGCGCCGACGTCCAGGGCATCACCCGCGACTACGACACGTGGGCGGGCTCGACCCAGGGCCTCAACAGCAAGCTCCTCACCGCGGCGGGGACGATCAAAGACAGCTTCACAGCCAACCTGAAAGCCCTCGGCGAGTTCACCCCGCAGGTCCAGGGCGACGTCGACAGGCTGTCGAACAGCATCCTCAAGACCGGCACCACCTCGAGCGCGACCAGGGGCGACCGGGCGGCCCTCATCAAGGACCTGGAGAACGCGGGAATCGACGCGGACAGCGCGACCAAGATGGTTGACGGCCTGGAGAGGAAGATCGCCGGGCTGAAGGGCAAGACCGTCGGGGTCAACGTCGTCGGGTCCGGGTCCGGGAAGATCACGTTCGCCGAGCAGAACATCAAGAACGCCCAGACCGGTTTCCTTGAGTTCCACGCCGCCGGCGGCCTCATCAAGGGCGGCACGCCGGGCAAGGACAGCGTCCTGGGAATGCTGATGCCCGGCGAGGTCGTGGTCCCGGCAGCCATGGTGCAGTCCGGGGCGGTCGATCACCTCCGCGGCCAGCTGCCCGGGTTCGCCGCCGGCGGCCTCGTCGGCCCGTACGGCGTCCTATCCGGGGTCGGCCAGGACTTCATGGGCTCGGCGATGAACCAGGCCGGGCAGGCGGCGGAGACCGCGGCGGCGCAGGCGATGATCGCCGACATTCAGGCGAAGGTCGCTGCGGCCGCGGCCGCGGCTGCGCAGGTTGCGGCCGGCCCGGGCGGCGGCACCGCGTCGGCGAACGCCGCCCTCGCGAAGAAGCTCTACCCCCAGTACGCCAGCGGGCCGGTATGGGACGCGTGGAACTACGTGGCGATGCGCGAGTCCGGCTGGAACCAGTTCGCCACCAACCCGAGCAGCGGCGCTTACGGCATCCCGCAGGCGCTGCCCTTCACCAAGATGCCCAGGGCGGCATGGCCGGCCAGCGCGGGAGGCAGTTCGAACCCCACCGCCCAGATCGAGTGGATGTGGAACTACATGGCCGCCACCTACGGCGGCCCGATCGGCGCGGCCGACCACGAGCGGCAGTACAACTGGTACGGCAACGGCCTCAACGCGGTCGTCAGCAAGCCCACGCTGATCGGCGTAGGCGAGCGCGGGCCCGAGCACGTCCAGGTCACGCCGGTGGTTCCCGGGCGCGGCACCGGGGGCGACGTCCACGTGCACCTGGAGAACCACGGGATTATCGGGTCGCAGCAGGAAATGCGGAACTGGCTGCAGAACGAGGTCGACAACCTGGCGCGCGACGGCAGGCTGAGGTACGCCCTGCAGCAGTCGCCGTCGGCGCGGGGCTGAGCGCATGACGATCGCCGCTGTCGGCACGGGGAAGTTCGCCGACACTAACGGCTTTACCCTCACTCCCGGCGGTACCGGCCACTTCATCCTGCTGAGCGTCATCACCACCTCGACGACCAGCTGGGCGACCGGGATCAGCAACTCAGGGAACGTCACCTGGACCGTCCTGGTCTCGCACCAGGTGCTCGGCAGCAACGCGGTCACCGAGACGGTGTTCCTCGGCCAGGTCAACAGCACCTCGGCGCAGGCCCAGACGATCAGCTTCAACACGGGCAGCCCCGGGATCCGGGCCGGCTGGCAGGAGTTCAGCACCACAGCCGGGTTCAGCTCGGTCATCCTGGACGCCAGCGGCACCGTCGACCTGACGTCCGGCGGTCACTTTCCGGCCGTCACCCCGACCCGCTCGGGTGACACCTACTGGTCGTTCATCTGGGACACCGTCACCGGTGCGGCCGGGTCGACGAGCGGCTACACGTACGCGGTCGACGGCGTCCACGGCAACCTGCAGTGCTACAGCACCAGCTGCGCGAACGCGACGCAGACCCCGAACATCGGCAACAGCGACGGCACCTCCGGCATCGCCGTCATGGTCTACGAGTCGTCCGGTGCCGTCTCCGGCGGCGCCAGCCTGTCCGCCGCGAGCACCCTGGGCGCCTCCGGGGCCGTGGCGCTCCCGGGGGGCGCCAGCCTGTCCGCCGCGAGCACCCTGGGCGCCTCCGGGACCGTCTCCGTGCCGTTCAGCGGCGGCTTCCCGCACCACCAGCTGCGCGCCAAGGTCGAGCTGCTGCTGAACGGCACGTGGACCGACATCACCGCCTTCACCTACCTCCGCTCCCCGATCTCGATCTCGCCGTTCGCGCGCACCAACGAGGCGTCAACGATGAACGCGGCGCAGGTGACCCTCACCCTCAACAACCGCAGCGGCCGCTTCACCCCCGGCAACAGCCTCGGCGCGTACTACCCGTACGTCCAGCTCAACACCCAGATCAGGATCTCGGTCGCCGACACCTCCCAGAACGGGACAGCCTACGTCGGCTACCGATTCTGGGGCGAGCTCAGCTCGCTGCCGTCCGCCTGGGACGAGGGCGGCCGGGACGTCTACGTGTCCGTCACCGCCTCGGGGATCTGGCAGCGGCTGTCGAAGTCGACCAAGCGGATCGGGTCCCCGTACACCCGCTACAACAACATCACCGTCCGGAACGCCTGGACGCTCGCCTCTTACCACCCGATGGAGGACGGCCAGGGCTCGGCCACGTTCGCCAACCTGGTGGCCGGCCAGGCCGCGATGACGGTCAGCTCGGGCACCCCGACGCTGGCCAGCTCTAGCGCATTCAACGGCTCCGACGCGCTGCCGGTGCTGAACGGCGCAGTGCTGAACGGCCTGATTTCCACCAGCGTGAACCCGTCGAACGAGCTGTGGCGGTTCGGGATGTTCCTGCCGTCCGGGGGCGACAGGAGCGTCCCGGCGGGCGCTGTCCTCGCCCGGATGACCACCAGCGGGACGGTTGCCAGGGTCGAAGTCAGCCTGGGGTCGCCCGCGGGCGGCGGCCCGCTCGTCATCACCGGGTACAACTCGGGCGGGACCCAGCTGTTCACCGGGTCATCGACTCTGAGCACCTGGGGCATCCCGATGCTGGTGCAGGTCGGCCTCGCCCAGTCGGGCGGTAACGTCACCTGGTCGCTGCGCACGATGCTGCCGGGCGCGACCACGGCGAACACCACGGTGACCGGCAGCGTGACGGGCACCGTGGACGACGTCACCGGTACGGTGTTCAACCTCGCGGGCAAGTACCAGGGGACTGCCGTCGGGCAGTCGGTGGTGATCTACGGAAACCCGGTGATCACCGACGCGTCCGCGGCGCTGGCCGGCTGGCCGGGCGAGTTCGCCGGCTCGCGGTTCCTTCGCGTCTGCGCAGAGCAGGGCATCCCCGCGATGCTGACCGGATCGGCGACGTCGGGCACGGTGATGGGCCCGCAGGTCGACGACACCCTGGCGAACGTGCTGCAGCAGATCGAGACGACCGACGGCGGCCAGCTGTTCGAGACGCGTATCCAGTTCGGCCTCGGCTACCGCACCCGGGCGACGCTGGCGAACCAGGCGTCCGCGTTCACCTTGGACTATGCCGCCAAGCAGCTGTCCGCTCCGCTGTCGCCGGTCACCGATGACGCGCTGACCCGCAATGACGTCACCCTCACCAACTACGACGGGTACTCGGTGCGCGCCTACCTGGCCGCCGGGGCGCGCAGCATCCAGAACCCGCCGAACGGGATCGGCGCCGGCTACGAGTACACCGCCGCCGTGTCCTGTACCGACCACTCGCAGGTCAACGCGCTGGCCCAGCAGCTGCTGAACAGCGGCACCGTCTCCGACCCCCGCTATCCGAGCGTCACCGTCAAGCTGGCCCGGGCCAGCACCGGCAGCCTGTTCAACGCGGTCCCGTCGGCGGGCGTCGGCGACTGCCTGACACTGGCGAACCTGCCGGCCTACGGCGGCGCGGCCGCGCAGAAGCAGCTCATCTGGGGCTGGACCGAGACCATCGGCGAGTCCGACTGGACGATCACCTTCAACACCATCCCCGAGGCGCCGTGGGAGACCGGGTACAGCCCGGGGACCGCGGTAAGCGGGCAGGTGCCGGGGGCGCCGACCACGTTCAGCCAGTCGGGGTCGGTGTCCGGCGCCCAGATCGCCGAGAGCGCGATCAGCCTGGCCAGCCTCGCCCAGCAGGTGCTCACCTACCAGTTCGGCGGTATCACCAGCAACATCACCGGCGCCGCGCCGTCGAACCCCAGCGACGGCGACCTGTGGTTCGACTCCGGCAACGGCTTCCAGATCAAGCGCTGGGACGCCGGCGGCGGCTCGTGGGTGCCGGTCACGTTCGACGGCGACAACATCCTCGGCGCGGGCACGATCACCGCCGGGCTGCTCGCCGCGGACGCGGTCGTCGCCGGGAACATCGCCGCCGGCGCGGTCACCGCCAACGAGCTCGCCGCCGGGATCGTCAAAGCGGGCATCGTCAACGGCACCCTGATCAGCGGCGCCCAGTTCGTCGCCTACGGGACCACGGGCGAGATCCTCGTCTACTCGTCGAATCCGCCGGCGGCCGGCAACCTGGTCATGTCCGTGTCAGCCATGGCGGGAACCGACGGGCAGGGCAACGCGTACAAGGCCGGCGTGTGGATCTACGACAGCGGCGGCAACTCGATGGGGCTGATGCCCGGCGGCGGCAGCGCGGCCAGCCAGCTCGCGCTGAGCACCGGCAGCGCCACGCCGACGCCGCCGGCCGGGACCGCCGCGATCTATGCGGGCGCGTCCGGCCAGGTGCAGGCGGTCGACGGCACCGACAGTCAGACCTACAGCGTGTCCGGCCGCCGGTCGCTGGTCCTCGGGTCGAACGCGACGGTCAGCTCCTCGACGTACGCCAACCTGTTCACCAGCCTTGTGGCCGCACCCGGCGGAACCGCGCGCACCTACCGGGTCCACGCCGTGCTGTTCATCACGAACGGCACCTCGGGCGTGTGCGGAATCCAGATGACCGGCCCGGCCGGCGCGACCGGGCAGTTCAGCGTGCTGTATACGGCGGTGGCCAACAGCTTTGAATTCGGGCTGGCCGGCTTCGGGGCGTCGATGGCGAACGGCTTCGCCACGTCGTCCGGGCTGGCCATCACCGCCCGGCTGGAGGGCACGTTCACCGTTCCGGCCGGAGTCAGCGGCACTCTGGCGCTTCAGGTGGCCACGACGGGCAGTGCCTACTTCGCCCGGCAGGGCAGCTTCATCGACATCATGCCGGTATAAGGCAGGGAGCAGAAGATGGCCAACAGCTTTCCGCCGCCGCCGTCCGGCTGGCAGCTGGCGCAGGTCAGCTACCAGGCGGTACTGCCGCACCCGGAGGCCCAGCCGGGCGCCCCTGCCGACTTCGGCGCGGGGGTGTCCACCTACCTGACCTACAGCGTCCCGGTGCTCGGCCTGGTGTTCGTCTTCACCGAGCCGGGCAGTTTCGGCGCGTTCGACCAGGCCGCGGCGGAAGCCCAGCTGGCGTCCGCGGTCACCGCGGTGTGCAGCGTACTGGCCGGCATGAGCGGGGCGGCGCTGGCAGACCTGCAGTCACAGGTGACCGTCACGCGGACCTGGGAGTGGCAGGCCGGCGCCAACGCGGTCAGCACCTCAGATGCCATGGCCTACCCGCCGCCCGCCTGAATCCTGCAAGAGAGGGAATCCATGACCGTCACGCCATTCCGCGCCGGCGGCGAAACCGCCGCGGCACCGCGGGCGCTGCAGCACTTCACCGCGCTGACCGTCCCGTTCGTGCTGCTCGCCGACGTGAGCGAGTTCCAGCCCGACATCGCCGACGCCCTCTATCTCGCGTGGAGCAAGGCGATCGTGATCCGCGCCGCCTACGGCGACCAGCACGACGACCATGCCTGGTACGGCGGCGCCCGGCGGGACGCACTGCACGCGGGCGGCGTGCGGTTCCTCGGCATCTACCAGTACCTCGTCGCCGGGCAGGACGGCGCCGCGCAGGCCGACGCGTTCCACCGCCTCGTCGGCGGCCTCCGGCCCGGCGAGGTGCTGATCGCCGACTTCGAGGAAGGCCAGCACGGGATGCTGACCGCCTGGTACAACCGGATGCTCACCCTCGGCTATCCGGCCCGCTACCTCTGGACGTACTCGGGACTCAACTTCGGGCAGGCGAACGGGGCGCTGCCGGTGGAGTGGATCGCCGCCTACGGCCAGAGCGAGCCGGACTCGCCCCACAAGCTGTGGCAGTTCACCTCGACGTTCAGCGTGCCCGGTGTCGGCACCGCCGACTGCAGCATTTTCCACGGCAGCATCGACGACCTCGCCGCGCTCGCCTGCCAGGCACCGAAGCCGCCCGCACGGCACGCCTACGGGCCGCCCCGCAACCTCGCCGTCCGCGCCGGGGATTCCTCGGTCATGGTGGAGCGGTGCGACCCGCCCGCCGGAGGCCCGGCGCCAGACCACTACGAGATCAGCGTCTTCACCGGCTCCTACCCGTCGCCGACGACGCTGGTCGGCTCCTACCCGCGGCACATGAAGGCCGCCCCGCAGCAGTTCGGCAGCCTGCAGGACATCCCGTCCGGCACGCACATGACACTCCGCGCGGTCGCCGTCGCAGCCGACGGCACCCGCAGCCAGTACGCCGACACCCACTTTGAAATGCCCTAGGAGGCCCGATGCCCAGACTGCTCAGCCCGTTCACCAACCCGAACGGGTACCTGTCCGCCGCCGGAGCCGTGCTCGCCGCCGCGGTGATGATCACGAACGCCGTGCACCATCACGGCATCATCGACCCGACGGTGATCGTCGCCGCAGTCGCCGCAGCCGGCGCGCTGTTCGCCCGGCAGCAGGTCACGCCGGTCAAGGACCCGAAGGACGGCAACGGCAACCCGCTCCTCCCGGCTCCCGTCGGCGGCACGGTCACCGCGGCCCCGGCAGCT